AAATGATATCAGGTTCAGCAGCAAAAACATTATCGGATACAACAACAGGTTCATTAAATTACGTAGGCTCAATGATTTCAGGGGCAACAGAACAAGGTTTATATCAAGTATATGTAGACGGAAAATTCATGAACGACGCGATGGTTAATACCCTAATCAATGTTTATGGTTATAAGGTAACGAGAAAAACATTTGATATGGGAAGTTACCCACAATATATCGTAAGTTGGAATTAACGATTAAAAAAATATTTCAAAAAACTTTGACCCGGATTTCTTAATTCGGGTTTTTTTATCTATATTTTAGTATAAATTTTTCTATAATTAAATTTTAACAACATGTCTACATTTGACGCAGTACTTGCACAGTACGAGAAAAACAAAAACGCCACAAGTGGCAACTCAAACAAAATGTCCTCAGAGGACCGTATGAAACGTTATTTTACAACCGTATTACCTAAGGGTTCTAAGGGTGAAGAAAGACGTATCCGTATTTTACCTACAAAAGATGGTTCTTCACCATTTGTTGAGGTATATTTCCACGAAGTTCAAGTGGATGGAAAATGGGTTAAGTTATATGACCCTAAACAAGAAGGAAAACGTTCACCATTACATGAAGTTTATGAAGGTTTGATGATGACAGGTGTTGATTCTGATAAGGAATTGGCTCGTCAATATCGTTCTCGTAAATTTTATATTGTAAAGGTTATTGACCGTGACCACGAACAAGATGGACCTAAATTTTGGAGATTTAAACACAATGCTAAAGGTGATGGTATCTTAGACAAAGTGTTCCCAATTTTCCGTAATAAAGGTGATATTACTGACCCTGAAAAAGGTCGTGATTTGATTCTTTCTTTAACATTGGCTAAATCAGGTAATGGTAAAGAATATACAACAATCAATTCAGTAATTCCTGAAGATGCGGGTCAATTACATTCTGATTCAAACATTGCAAAAACATGGATTGATGATGAATTAACATGGTCTGATGTTTACTCTAAAAAGGGTGAAGATTATTTAGAAATGGTTGCAAAAGGTGAGGTTCCACGTTGGGATTCAACTAGCAACAAATGGGTTTCTAATTTACAGGCGGAAGAAACTATCGGAGGTAATCAAACAAAAACATCGACTCCTGTGGTAGACCCACAAGAAGATGATGAAACAGATTCTGATTTACCATTCTAATTTACACGGGGTGGTGAAATATCCACCCCAATTTTAAAACAATCATATGGCAGGTATTAAAAAAACAGACTTCTCGGCAATCAAGAAGAAATTCTCAAAAGAAGCCGAATACAAAGCTGACCGTTTCTTCGATTTAGGAGATGCCTTCTTGGAAGCAACGGGTCTTCCAGGTCCTGCGATGGGACATATCAATATGTTATTAGGGCATAGTGATACGGGTAAAACGACAGCTTTAGTAAAAACAGCGGTAGATGCACAAAAGAAAGGAATCCTTCCTGTGTTCATCATTACTGAACAAAAATGGAGTTGGGAACACGCTGAGTTAATGGGTTTTGATAAAGATGGTGAATATCTTTTCAATAGTGATTTCGAGTACATTGAACAAATCACAGACTACATTAACGAATTGATGGATGCCCAAGAAAAAGGTGACATTCCTTATGACTTATTGTTCCTTTGGGATTCAGTAGGTTCAGTTCCTTGTAAAATGACTTACGATGGTAAAGGTGGTAAACAACACAATGCGTCGGTTTTGGCTGACAAAATTGGAATGGGTATCAATCAACGTATTTCAGGTTCAAGAAGAACGGATAAACCTTACACAAACAGTTTGGTTATTGTTAACCAACCATGGGTAGAATTACCTGACAATCCTTTTGGACAACCAAAAATCAAAGCTAAAGGTGGTGAGGCCATTTGGTTAAACTCATCATTAGTATTTTTATTCGGTAACCAAAAAGGTGCGGGAACTACTAAAATCTCTATCACTAAAGATAAGAGAAAAATCAGAATCGCTACACGTACTAAAATCTCTATCAGTAAGAACCACATCAATGGTGGTGGATATGAGGATGGTCGTATCTTAGTAACTCCACAAGGATTTATGCACGGTAAAGACGATACTGAAGAAAAACGTTCTATCGAAGAGTACAAACGTGATAATAGTGAGTACATCGGTAAACAATTAGGTGTTAATGTTACAGACATCGCAGATACACAAGTTGTAACAGAGGAGAGTGATATATAATAAAATTATTAAATGTCTGTTTTATTAGTAGATGGTGACAATTTACTTACGATTGGTTTCTATGGTGTTAAAAACGCCTTTCATAAGGGAGAACACATTGGGGGAATATATCATTTTCTTAATACTCTTAGAAGAACATTTGAAACATACAATCTAGAAAAGATAGTTGTATTTTGGGATGGATTAGAAGGTTCTCAAACACGTAAGAAAATTTACGCTCCATACAAAGAAAACAGAAAATCACGTCTTCGTTCTGAAGAAGAAGTAAGTTCTTACACATACCAAAGAGATAGAGTAAAACAATATCTTGAGGAATTATTTGTAAGACAAGGAGAGTATGAGTATTGTGAGACTGATGATAACATCGCTTACTATACTCAGAACTCACCAAAAGAAAACAAAATAGTATATTCATCTGACGGTGACTTAACTCAGTTAGTTTCAGAGAATACTCAAATTTACAATCCGTCACACGGAAAACTTTACAAACAAAACGATATTATTGTTTACAACCATGAAGAAATCTTAATTGAAAACGTTAAGTTAGTTAAGATGATGTGTGGTGATTCATCCGACAACATTGCAGGTATAAGAGGAATGGGGGTTAAAAGATTTTTATCTTTATTCCCTGAACTAAAAACGGAACATCTTTCTGTTGAACATATAAAGAACAAATGTGAAGAAATCTTTCAACAAGATAAACATAACAGACTTGTTGCAAATTTATTAACAGGAGTTACAAAACACGGTGTTTTAGGGGAAGAATTTTTCGATGTAAACAATCGTATCGTAAGTTTGGATGAACCTTTTTTAACTGATGAGGCTAAAGAGAATATACAACTTTTAATAACTGAAAATTTAGACCAAGAAGGTAGGTCTTACAAAAATGCAATGAGAATGATGAGGGACGATGGAATTTTCAATCTACTACCAAAATCTGACGATGCGTGGATTAAATTTCTAAACCCATTCCTTCGATTAACAACAAAAGAGAAAAATAAAAAAATGATTAAAATTAAAAATTATGACTAATCAACAACAAGACATCACAAAATTCGAGTTTTTATTGACATTAGATGGAAATATCATCTGTCAAAGATTTTTTAACGTGAAAGACCACGTTGACCAAGCAAGACGTTCAATGGATTTACACTATTATGTAAAAAATATTTGTGACGATATTGCGGAAGATTTAAAAATAAAAAGTTCCAATTATTTGTGTGAAAATGCAAATTTTTTCCTATCTTCGGACTATGTGGAAGATTCAAATGAGAAGGACAGAGAACACTTTTTATTGGAAATAAAGCTAAACGAAAGTGTATTTATTCAAAGGATATTCCCCGCATATTATTACCACCCAAAGGTGAGATATACGGTAGATATTCGTCCAAGACTAAAGAGAATTTTGTCAGATTTAACTGACATCTTGTCTTCAGAAGATTTGGAAACCACATATTTGAACTATCAATTATAATTTTAAAACATATATATAACATTTAGCATGGAAGAGAGAAATTTTGGACATTTAGGATTTTCATTTCAACAGTCATTATTAAAGGCAATCATAGAAGATAAAAAGTACGGAGAAACAATTATTGATGTAATAGAAAGTAAGTTTTTTGATAATAATTCTTTTAGATATATTATGGAAAATCTTAAAGAACTCTACAAGGCATATAGTAAAATTCCCGATTACAATACGATTGCACAGAAAATAATGGCAGAAAATGTTGGAAAGGATTCTTCCAGAGTGCATCTTGATACATTGGAAGCTATTAAAGACAATACACAAGATATTGAATACCCTAAAACAACTGCACTTAATTTCTGTAGACAACAAAATCTAAAAAAGGAATTAAAACTTGTAGAAGGTATTATCCAAAATGGTGATTTTGAAAATTATAGTAAGATTGAACAAATTATTCAAAAAGCATTACAAGTTGGTGTTTTAGGTGATGATGCTACTGATGTATTTCATGATATTGACGGAGCGTTAGAGAAGGATTTTAGACATCCAATCCCAACAGGTATTGTTGGTGTTGATAATTTATTAAAAGGTGGTTTAGGTATCGGTGAATTGGGTGTCGTATTGGCACCTACCGGTACAGGTAAGACAACTTTATTAACTAAATTTGCAAATACCGCATTTAATTTGGATTACAATGTACTTCAAATATTTTTTGAAGATAATCCGGGTAACATTAAAAGAAAACATTATACGATTTGGTCTGAGATTGCACCTGATGAACAACCTGAATTTAAGGATTTAGTAAAAGAAAAAGTTGATGAGGCACAAACTCGTTCAAAGGGTAGTATTAAACTTTTGAAATTATCAAGTGATAATATTACAATTTCTGAGATTAAAAGTAAAATCAGAAAGATGAATTCGGAAGGGAATAGAATTGACTTGTTAATTATTGATTACGTCGATTGTATTTCACCCGAAAGAAGTACCAATGGTGAAGAATGGAAAGGTGAAGGTTCTATTATGAGAAGTTTAGAGTCTATGACAACTGAATTTAACATGGCAATATGGACAGCAACACAAGGTAACCGTGAATCAATTTCATCTGAAGTTGTGACTGGTGACCAAATGGGAGGTTCAATTAAAAAGGCACAAATTGCACACGTTATTTTATCGATTGGTAAAACATTAGAACAAAAAGAACACAATTTGGCCACGTTAACTTTACTTAAATCTCGTATTGGTAAGGACGGTGTAGTATTCCAAAACTGTAAGTTCAATAATGAATTCTTAGTAATTGATACTGAGGCACAAAATACATTACTTGGACATGAACAAGATAAAACCGCTAATAATGCTAACAGAGCGAGAGAAGCGTTTTTAAAGAGACAAGAATTACAAAATAAATAAAATAAAAAAAAGATGACTGAAAAAATCCTACAAGACAATCCAGGAAGGTTTGTCCTTTTTCCTATCGAACATCACGATTTATGGAAATTGTACAAACAACAAGAAGCGTGTTTCTGGACCGCAGAAGAAATAGATTTAGCACAAGATATCTCAGATTGGGAGAATAAATTAAATGCAGACGAACAACATTTCGTTAAACATGTTTTAGCATTTTTTGCCGCATCTGATGGTATAGTTAATGAGAACATTGCAATGAACTTTGTTAATGCCGTTCAATATACTGAAGCAAAATTCTTCTATGGATTTCAAATCATGATGGAAAATATTCATAGCGAAACATATTCTTTGTTAATTGACACATACATTAAAGATAAGGAGGAACAAAACAAATTGTTCAACGCAATCGAAACTGTACCGGCAATTAAGAAGAAGGCTGAATGGGCTTTAAAATATATCGAGAAAGGAACATTCGTTGAAAGACTTATTGCATTTGCTGCGGTTGAGGGTATTTTCTTCTCGGGTTCTTTCTGTTCAATTTTCTGGTTAAAGAAAAGAGGTTTAATGCCGGGTTTAACATTCTCTAACGAATTGATTTCTCGTGATGAAGGTATGCATTGTGATTACGCTTGTCACCTTTACAATAATCACATCGAAAACAAATTAACGGAGAAAAGAATTAAAGATATTATCTGTGGAGCATTAGAAATTGAAAAAGAATTTATCCTTGAAGCATTACCTGTTCGTTTAATCGGAATGAACTCAGATTTAATGGCACAATATCTTGAATTTGTTACTGATAGATTATTAGTTGCTTTAGGTTGTTCTAAAGTGTATAATTCAGAAAATCCATTTGATTTTATGCAAAACATTGCATTACAAGGAAAAACAAATTTCTTTGAAAAGAGAGTTGCGGAATATCAAAAAGCGGGAGTTAATAACACATCAACAGCGGAAGATTTAGATTCTGCATTTGGAGATTTAGATTTTTAAAATATTTTAATAGAGATGAAAGTAAAAAAAAGAGACGGTTCCTTAGAGGAAATGAGATATGATAAAATCACAAGACGTATTAGTGTTTTTTGTAGTGATTTAAATTTAGAATATATTGACCCAACATATGTTACCTTGAAAGTTACTCAGGGTATCTATGACGGAATATCAACAAAAGAATTAGATGTATTAGCAGCTGAGACTGCGGCATCTATGACAACAACACATCCTGATTATGCTAAATTAGCGGGTAGATTGGCCGTTTCTTTATTACATAAAGTAACACATAAGAAGTTCTCACAATGTATAAAAGAATTACATTCATTTGTTGAACCAAGAACTGGTAAAGAATCATCGTTAATTGATGATGACATTTATCAATTTGTTATGGAAAACAAAGAAGCGTTGGATGGTGCAATATGTGCGGAACGAGATTTAGATTTTGATTATTTCGGATTTAAAACATTAGAACGTTCATATCT